TGCGCTTACCAAGTCAAAGATGCGGCATTGACGCTGCATTGTTTGAACCTGTCGAGGCCGTTGTCTATGACCTCGCAGAGTTATTTCCTGAAGCACCATTTCCTAACCTTAGAAAGGACTAATCATCATGCACACGCAAGAAGATTTAGATTTTTTATTCAATGCTTTCATTGCTGACACCGATGCTCTTGAAGATGCAAAGATGACCTTGGAAGTTATTAAAAAGACAGACCCTGATGTTTACGATGAAATTATTGACCAATCTCTTTTGCTCATAAATAAAGCTCTAAATAATTCCGTTATGGGAATTATCGGAAAGATTCTTAATGACGACGATTGGTACATTGCGAAGGAGAACAAATAATGGCTACTAAAAAAGTAACCAAAGCAGAGCAGCATGAACCAACCAAAGCCTTTGACTGGCAACTCTACGCAGAGGAACTCGAAAAAGAGTGTGAACGTCTAAAGCGCGACATTGTCCAAACTCAAGATGTGGCTAACGAACTTGAAAGTCGCAACTATTGCCTTGAGAAAGCTGTTCGTGCGCTAACCATTGCTGTTTATTACATCTACGGGGAAGAATAATGAATAATCGTGATGACTTTGCGCCGGAAGTACGCAACTCTGCGTGGTGGTCTGGCGACTCCAGAAAAGCCGCTAACGGGCGTGGCAACGAAGCTGTGCTTGAGAAACTTGGTCTGAAGGAACGGCCTGATTTGTCGCACGTTGAAGCTGTCCAGATGGGTCATGTCATGCAACCTGTTATTGGCAGACTCGCTCAAGACAAACTCAAGATGGAACTGAAAGATGCTGACTACTCACTCGCTCACCCGAAAGAGGGTTGGCTACGCTCACATTTCGATTTCATCTCTGCTGACGGCAAAACGCTCGTTGAAGCTAAAAACTACAACGCCAATGTTCGCAACAAGTTTGATGCAGAGGCAGGAATCATCCCGCCAGCAGACATGGCGCAGCTTATCCACGAAGCAGCTTGCCATGATGTTGAAAACATTGTTTTAGCCGTCTTGTTCGGCGGTCAAAACTTTGAGACATTTTCCTTCACGATTAAAGAAGCACAGAAGGAAGAACTTATCAAAGACATGGCACGTTTTTGGGCGGCTGTGCAAACCAAGCAGCCACTTGAGCCAGAAACACCCGAACAAGCAAAACTGATTTATTCGCAAGACAGGGCAACGACTATTGTTGCGCCACAACCGATTGAAAAGGCCGCTGAAGCTCTGAAGTACGTCAAAGAGCAAATCAAGCAGCTAGAGGAAAAGGAAGAACAGCTAGTGACTGCATTACAGTCGCATATGCAGTGGTCAAGTGAACTGACTACCTTTGATGGTCGGGTACTCGCTACTTGGAAGAACACCAAAGGTAGCAAGAAATTTGACTCAAAACTCTTTCAAGCCCAAATGCCAGACCTTTATGAGAAGTTTATGGTTGAAACGCCGGGTGTACGACGATTCCTACTCAAGTGAGGTGACTATGCACGCATTTCCTAACCAACACAATCCACAAACCGGAAGGCAAGAAACGGGTATGAGTTTGAGAGATTATTTTGCTGCGAAGGCTATGCAAGCCTTTGTTGATGTGGATGACATTCCAGAAGACTTGGAGTTCATTGTCAACAAGGCTTATATCGTTGCTGACCTAATGCTGAAAGAGAGGGACAAATGACTGCGCTTGTGCCACTAAACGACATCAAAGAAATGGCTGAAGTCGCAGCCAAGTCCAAAATGTTTGGCTTCAAATCACCGGATGAAGCAATGGCAATCATGTTGCTCTGTCAGGCTGAAAATATGCACCCTGCTATTGCTATGCGTGACTACCACGTTATTCAGGGCAGACCTGCATTGAAGGCTGATGCCATCCTTGCCCGTTTCCAACAAGCCGGAGGTAGCGTTAAATGGGAAACCTATACTGATGAATGTGTCACTGGTATCTTTTCTCATCCTGCTGGCGGTAGTGTGCCTGTTACTTGGACATTCGATATGGCTAAGAAAATCGGGCTTACCAGCAAAGATAATTGGCGTAATTATCCTAGAGCAATGCTCAGAAGCCGTGTCGTATCCGAAGGGGTACGCACCGTATTCCCCGGATGCGTTATCGGGGTCTACACGGATGAAGAAACTGAGGACTTTGCAGCCAGAAAGAGTGCGCCTGTGCAAGCAGCGACAAAGGATATGGGCGCAGTCGAAATCGTCGAGGTTGCGGAAACGGACTTTCCGTTATATCTCCCTGATGGAACGTGCTATGCGTACTGTAAGGACTGGAAAGACTACACCGACCAGGATGTATCAATGGTAGCGTCCATCAATGCCTCACCCAAGCTGAACCCGGAGCAAAAGGGCGAGAAAATCCTGCAATGGGAAAAGGCCAACGAAGCAACGGTCAAGAAGATGGATGCGCCGACAAGGATATCGTTTGTTGCAGCCAAGAACGGGGTAGACACCTTTGATGACTTGGAGGACGCGATTGAGCGATAACTGGCGCAGCCATGAAATGCAGCCCATCGGGGCTTATTTACCGAAGATAAAGGAACCTGTTATGTCTGAAAAACAGCAATACACGCCTTACCAGCCACAAGAAGGGCAAGGAAAAATTAAGCGTAACCACAAGAAAGAGGAAGGCGACAAAAAACCTCATTGGATGGGTACGATAATGCACAAAGGCGAAATCATTGAGTTCGGCGTGTGGGAAAACGATGGTCAATACGGCAAATATTTCACTGTGCGCGTCAATGACCCGAACTGGAAGGATAAGCAGTATCCCAAAGACATTACGCCAAGGGAACCAAGGAAAATGGCGGGTGATGTGCCTTGGTAAGTTCGTTTGAATTGCCCTTCCCGCCATCGATGAATACGATGTGGCGCAACTTCAGAGGCCGCACCGTACTCTCGAAGGCTGGCAGGGTGTTCAGAGAAGAAGTTCAAAACATTGTCGTTGACAAGAACATTCCTAAATTTGGTGATAGCAAATTGAAAATCACAATGATTTTGCGTCCAAGAGATAAGCGCAAAACAGACATCGACAACCGCATCAAGGCTGTTCTGGATGCTTTAGAACACGCAGGGGTGTTTGATGACGATTTCCAAGTAGACCATCTTGAAATGATTCGTGGTGAGCCACTTAAAGGCGGTCTATTGCACGTTGTGATTGAAGAAATATCGAACCCCCACCAGACCGAGGGTGAGCACCCCTGAGTGCAGGTTAGGAACGCTTGGGCAACGTCTTGGTCAGCCCATTTACTTTGAGGACATCAATGAAAAATCATCTTTTTGTGGCAACACCGATGTACGGCGGTCAGTGTTTCGGTTATTTCATGCAGTCATGCCTAAAGCTGCAAACCCTGTGCAGTCAGCAAAACATGAACATCAGCTTTAGCCACCTATTCAATGAGTCGCTGATTCAGCGCGGCAGAAACCTGCTGTCCGCTAATTTCCTGAAGTCAGAAGCCACTCACTTGATGTTCATTGATGCCGACATCCTGTTTAAGCCAGAAGACATCTTTCCGATGATTGCGGCTGACAAAGACATCATTTGCGGCATTTATCCGAAGAAAGAAATTAACTGGCACACCGTCAGAAACGCTATGAACGCTGGCGTTCCTGATAGCGAACTGAAGTTCCATACCGGTGCATTTGTTGTCAACTTGAAGGGCTATCAGCCTGAAGTGACGGTTCCGGTCAATGAGCCAGTAGAGATTTGGAACGGCGGCACTGGTTTCATGCTGATTAAGCGTGAAGTCATGGAGGCAATGGCACTCCAGCTACCGAATTACCTGAACAACGTGCTAGACATGAACAACCCGACCAACGGCGAACGCATCGTTGAGTTCTTTGCAACTATGATTGAGCCGGAAACCGAGTTGCTGCTGTCAGAGGACTACTACTTTTGCAGAAAAGCAAGAGAAGCAGGGTTTTCGGTATGGGCAGCACCGTGGGTTGAGTTGAGCCACATCGGAACGTATGCCTTTGAGGGCAGATTGCTGAAAAGCCCGTGAGAAACCCTTACGCCGCCCATATCGACTTTACAGAATTGACAGGACTGCTCGGCAAAGTAGTTCCGTCAAATCTGGATATGGTCTATGAGCGAAAAGGGAGCTTCCTAGTCGCTGAATGGAAGCGGGATGGGGAGAAGATACCGCTAGGTCAGGAAATCCTCTTAAAAAGCCTCTCAAGGCTTCCTAGCCATACGGTTCTTGTCATCAATGGCTATACAGAAGACCGCAACATGGTGGTCAACAACTTTTTCCGTGTTTTGCCGCATGAGCCATGCGTGCAAGCCGGAAAAGGACTTATCGCACTCAAAGACTACATTACAGAATGGTACTTGAGTGCTGATGTTGCATTTGTGGAATATTAGATTTTCTTGGGGGGTGGTAAACCCGATTTAATGCCCCAAAAATACAGGTCATGCGCCGTATCATCTGTCTCGAATTCGTAGAACTCGAACTGGCTTAAATCGCATTTCTCGCGTACATCAGCCTCTGTGACGTTAGCGTAGTAGTCGCCAGCGGTGTGCGGAGAATCCCAAGGGTTGCAGCGGCTAGTTCCGTGTTCAGGGCGACCGGTTGTAGCGCAAGTAAAAAACACCAGCTTGCTGGCAAACCGACTCATGTTGGCAAAGATTTCAGGCCATGCAGCGGTATGTTCAAAGCACTCGGTGCTGCACACAACGTCAAATGAGCCGTCGCCGTAGGTCAAATCCTCACCCTTGGCAACCACATCGACACCGGGGCCGGGGCCAACATCTACCCCAACGTAATTACACTGCTCGAAATAGCCACGAATCGTGCCGTTGAGGTTCAAACTGCCAATTTCTAGGACAGCCTGACGTACAAAGTATTCAGGAAACTTTTCTTTCAGACCAACGACGAACGCCATCTGCGCTGGATGCGCCATATTTATCCCCTAGTTGTAATTACCGACGGCCTTTTCGTGCTGTCTTAGCTGACTTCCTGAACGCCGCATCGGTTGGCGCACCCTTGCTTCCGGGTGTCCTCATTCTCTCGCCAGAACCACGCTTGATACGCTCACGCTTGGCGTTGATATTGGCGTATAAACCTTCACTCATCTGCACCCCCATCTGCGTCTAGCTGCTTTACCTCTTTCACCCTTCCAATTCTTTGACCGCGCACAAAATGACTTTTGTCTTGGCCCTGATTTGGTCGGCGCTTTCAACTTGCTTCCGGTTGCTCGGTTGTACTTCTTGCGACCCTTAGCGGTCAAGCCACCACCGGCTTTGACAGAGAGCTTCTCGCCCCTGCCCACAGAAAGATTGACGTTCCGAGCCATTATTTTGCCTTCTTCATCATGTTCATCAGCAGTTCTTGTTTGCGCTTCTTGACTGCTTCACGCAGCATATCTGCTTTGACCTTGTTGAAATAAGCGCTTCTGGCTTGCGCTGCTTTTTCAGCTTCTTCTATGCTTGGAAAGTTAGGAAAACGAAAGCCTGACTGCGCTTGCTTCTGGACGTTCTCTTTGATGGTGTCAAACTGCGTTTTGGGGTCATAAATAACACCGCCGTAGATGCTAGGCACGTTATAAAAGCCTTGTCCCGGCAACCCTAATGCCTCTGCTGATTCGGTAATCGACAGTTCCGTATGAGGACTTTTGTAATCGCCTTCCTCAAATACGACTGGCCTATCCATTTCAATCGGAAAGCCAGCAGGGTCTAATGTTTCTTTCTTAGGCAATTTTCGCTCCTTGCTGCAACTGAGCTAACGCAAATCCCCCTGTGTACTGAAAGTGCGGGTACTCCCGAAACCGCTTCCAGTCGCCAGCCCACTCTAGCCCTGCCGCCTTCCCAAGTTTGCCAATCTTTTGCCAAACCTCGTCTTTGACATCCCAACGGGGTTTACCAGCGACAATAGGAACAACATCAACAGCGCAACGGAAATTGTGAAAGCTCTGACCAGCCTTTGCGTTAGTGACAATCTTCCCCGGCGTAGTTCTTCCTTGTGCATAAAGTGCATTTTGGCTTTCATTATCTCGGTAGGTACTGGTTACTAGCAAATCAATCCCTTCAGCCTTGCAAGCCGCTATAAATCGCTCTACTCGGCTTTTGACTTGCGGTAACAAGTCATCAAGACTGCGAGAGTTAATCATCCCTTAGTTGCCATCCCAACAATACCAGCCACCGCCAGACCAACGGTCACAATATGCTCTGCCAAAGCCGGAGCAATCGGCACACCCATAGCAGTCAAAAACAAAATAGCACCGCGCCAAGTTGATGGCTCTTTAGCGCGTTCAAGAATGTACTGTTTCATAGTCCTTCTCCCGGCGTAATGTAAATTTCCGCATTATTGTGAGGCGCAATGATACGGGCGTAGACCGTTTGGGTTGCGCTAACCTGCGGCCCTGTAAAAACCTTTTCGCTGTATGGCGGAATGGCTATTACTGGAGCGCCGCTAGCTGTTGGAATGCTTGCCGTGATATTGGCTGTTTGACCATAAGCAACGAACACGGGGTAGTCTTTACTTGTGTTAAACACTAAGTATTGATTCACCGGGCTAACAGCAGTGATTGAAACCACATTACCTTGGGTATTCGAGGATGAGGCAGTGGCAACCACGCAGTTGCCCATTGGCTGAAAAGCAATGTTATTAGCCATTAGTACACCTTTTTGCCGCCACCAGAAGTCTTAGAAAGTTTTGAGGTGTAGTTGCCTTCCTCAAAACACAAAATGGAACGGAAGCCACCCATCGGCACTTGTCCGGGTTGCCACTTTTGCTTGTTCTCGGTTGCGTCAGAAGGCTTCTGCGGTCTAATAGCCTTTGCATACTTTTGGCTATAGTTCAGTTCCTCTGCGCCGGGAACGCTACTCTTGTATTGAAGGTCTTTCGGGTCGCGCATCGCTATTCCTTTCTTTAACTCTTACTAACAAATAACTGAATAGTACGAATATCGCTAGGGTCGATACTCGCTCCCACATCGGGTTCCACATCGTCCAACACCCTAGACCAAATGAAGTCAGCAGTGCCAAAATCGTAATTAAGCGGTCTGAAATGACGCGCAAGGCTATAGTAATGACTTGGATTGCTTCCATAGTTATCCCCTAATGTAAAGAATCTCAAGTCTAATCCTTATCGTCATCCTCATCAAGATTGATTTATCCCCAATCTTCATATATATTGCGCTTGACTAATGGGGGCCTTATGACTCGAAAATACTTTGAATTTGTTTGCCAAGGATGTCAACAAAGCTTTAAGCGCAGAACAGACAAAAAGGAACAAAGCCTTTTTTGCCGACCATGCAGGGGAAAACAAACCCTTAAAAAGCACGGAGACTCCTTTTCACGTTTATACAAAATATGGCAAGGCATGAAAGACCGATGCCGCCATCATCCTAACTATGCTGGCAAAGGCGTTACTTATTGCCCAGAATGGGAGAGCTACGTTCCATTCAAGCAATGGGCCGAAACCAACGGTTACAACGAAACCTTAACTATTGACCGAATCAACCCTTTCGGAAATTACGAGCCGGGAAACTGCCGCTGGATTACCGAATTAGAACAAGCCAGAAATAGACGAATCGGCTTGACTTGGGAATCCGTTGCAGCAATTAGAAAACTTGCGCCCAACTTCACTTACAAATTTATTGCACAAAAATTCTTGGTTAGCAAAGAAACTGTTGGCCTAGTTGTCCTAAACAAAATTTGGTATGACCCTAACTATGTCATTCCTCATCGTCGTCATCGCTGG